ACCATTCTTCTTACCATACCTCATAGCATACTTCATGATGTTACCTATACAGAAACCTTCACCATGTCCTGCATCAATAATCATATCGGTTGCTTGATACTTAGAGTGAGCATAGTGTTGTGTGTAGGTACTATCAATGTACTGTTGTACTCCTCTTAAATTTATATTCTCATCAAATTTATATTCCATCTTATCTCCTTAATGTATAACAGCATTTACTGGTACACCATTTAATCTTTCATCAATTTTAATATTAAGTAATTCTTCTAGTTTTAATAATACTTCTAACTCTATATCATCAGCAGTACTTCCTTGAAAGATTGAACCACCTACTATAAATAATAAGTCTTCTAATTTTAAATCATCTAGATTAACCTCAGCCATGACTTCCAGTTAATTCATCTAAACTTATGTTTATATTTTTCTTTAATTTTTTCTCAACCCATTTATGATTCATGAATGAATGATGTATTGTATAACCTTTGTAATAATATTCTTGATCGGGTAGAGCTTTGTCTAAACTTTGAGGTGTTACTTTATCAGCATCCTCTGTCAATAAACTATTGATCCATTGTACCTGAAGTTTCTCTGCTTGTCTACGTATTAATTTACTTTTCTTGCCATTCATTGGTGATCTCCTGTACTCGTGGTTGAGTAACTACATCTGTGAAAAACACAGGACCTCTTGCGTAATCAAAGATACGCAATCCTTGTCCGTTATTAGATTCCGAATGACATTCTATTTTGTGGGGACACCATGTACATTCTTTTGGAAGTTTGAAATTCCCCTGAGTGCCATCTGCTATCGGTTGATAACATAACTCAGGGGGTTCAGGCTTTTTTAAAGTTGCCTTCAACCTTTTAATTTTAGACTTTATATCAGGTTTGTCAAGCTCATCAGGTCTAAAAAACCAAAGTTCTCCAGTTTCTTTATTGATTGCTAAGAAACCTCCTTGATCTGTACCCTCGGCTTCTTCGTATCCGGCAAGCTGTGCCATGTATCCAAAGCTATCATTCTCAGGTAAAGTCCCATTCTTAAATTTATTAAAGGCAAAGCCGGAGGTAGATTTAATATCTACTACTTCTCCATCTATTTTACAATCCATGTGACCTTTGATACCACTTACATTAACTTCTTTTTGTTGATCAGTAATCTCATGACCGGATAGTTTTACAAAGAAAACTACAAGAGCTTCTAGTAAATGACCATACAAAAATTTAATAAGCAATGTAGATTGAAAGTCTTTAGCTTTAATCTTTGAATGTTTGTTATACCAAAGTTGACGAGCAGGCTTACCTACATTAGACATACGTAAAGAATCTTTAGTCTTTGGTTGTTTCTTTGCCCAACCTCGTAACGCATCTTTCATATCCTCACCAAACGAATCTATAAGTTCGTCTGATAATGTGAGTCCTTCACCTTTGGATAGAGGTGAGAGTGCTTTGTAAATATCTTGTACTAAATTATCTAATTGTTTTTTCTGCATTAGGTATTCTCCCTTTTATTCCGTGTCGTGCCCATCTTAATTTTCTTGTGTCAGGATGAAATAATAATAACTTTACATTTAATTCTTTTTGTTCTGCTGTACGACTCATCTTACCTCGGTACTGAGGTTGCTTTTTATCTTTAGACATAGTCTTAACATCAACGAAAGTAGTAGCACCATCTTTCATTGCAATCATATCTATTGGACCAGTACATCCTGAGTTTTGAAAAACTTCATAACCATTATCCCATAGCCATGTAACTGCATAGTACTCAGCTAAGTCTCCTTTTCTATTTATATTGTTAATGGGTTTCACTCCAATTATCTCCTACTTTGTATTCACCATCCATCGGACAGCGAAGATTATAATATTCTCCCGCTTTAATAATACATTCAATAGCTAACTCACCTACATGGTCAGATAAATCTTGACGTACTTCCATCTGCCATTCATCGTGAATGTTAGCAACAAACTTAGCATCTAAAGTTTGTAACTTTATCATATCCTGTAGCATAAGTAAAGCTCTCTTCATAACTATTGCACCACCACCTTGTAATAAACTATTCAAAGCAGCATGCTCATTTCTAATAAATATCTTACGACCATCTAATCCTTTGAGGTATCCTCGTTTAGCTGCTCTAGATACTCTGTCTCGAAGGACTTTAAGTGATGGGTTATTATCGAGGAAGCGTTGCTTAAGTTCTGCTCCAAGTTTTTTACCTCCTCCAACCACACTCCCAATCTTAGCATCTCCTGCTCCGTATATAAATGCATAGATGAATGTCTTTGCCTGATCTCTTGATTTAAGTCCTGCAGCTTTTTGATTAGCTGTGTGTATATCTCCTTCTGTAACTTCATTTGTGTATTCCTCATCGTCCATGTAGTGTGCAAGCATTCTTAATTCTAAACCACTTGCATCTATACCTACTAATTTATAACCATCACGTACTGTCCAACATGATCTACATTCTGTACCATACTCACTAGCAACACTAGGAACTTGTGCAACATTAGGAGCACGATGAGACATACGACCAGTAATTGTTCCATTAGGAATAACAAAACCATGTACTCTATTGTCTTCTTGTACAGCTAATATCCACGAATCAATTTGGGCTATGCGTTTTTGTAATAATAAAAACTCTGCTATCAACCTAGCTTCCGGTATGTTTTTTACTTTAGCCAACGAAGATTCATCTACGATCGGAAGACCAGTTGGAGTAAACCTATTAGGTTTCCAACCAAAGTCTGTTAGATACTCACCAATTTGTTTACGAGAACCTAAGTTAAAAGGTTGTAACTTCTGTCTCATAAAAGGTAAGTAATCTCCTTCAACAATAAGTCTGTCATATTCTTCAACAGTCAAGCCTGACTTAGATAACGTACCATCTTTCTTGAGTTTAGGTATCACTTGTTTAACATCTACCATCTTAGGTTTGAATACTTGTTGTACTTCTTTCTCAACTTTAAACATACGTTCTTTGAGTTGAGCTACTAACATCATGGCATACTCTTGATTAAATTCAAAACCAAAATCTTCCTGATCTTTCAGGACTGTAGCAACACCATGTTCTAACTTGATAGATTCTTCATCGAACTGTTCACCTTCTTGTAAAAGTTTGTTGTATACTTTTTCATTTAAGATTACATCCTTCTGACAATACTTAAGCATGTCTTGTGAAAACTGATCCCAGTCTTCCGGTTGTTCATCTTTAGTAAACCCGATAATGTATCCCCATGTTTTTAAACTATGACCATTCTCTCGTACTGGATTAAACAATCGAGACATTACTAATGTATCTTTTATTACTAAGTTAGTTAAGTCTTCGTTGTATAACTTTTTAATCACAGGTAAATCAAATCCTAAAATGTTATGACCAATTAATGAATCAGCAGATTTTAAATACTCTATACCTTCTTTGATCTTGTTCGGACCAAACGAAACAACAGGTTGACCTAAAGGCTTGGCTACAATACACCAAATCTTATCAGGTTTTAAACCATTAGCTTCTATATCAAATACAATTTCTTTCATATCGTCTCCTAAAAGGGTGAGTTTTCTAACGTCATTTCATCTGTGACTTCATTCATTCTACCAGTATCAGAATTATAAAGTAAGCTACAAGCTAATCCGGTATCTCCTGTGTATCTAGATTTAAGTACACGAACTTTTGTTGTATTAGATTCAACTTCATCTTCTGCTTGTTGGTTACGTTCTAGTGCAATCACACAGTCAGACAGTTGAGATATACCTTGAGATCCCTTGAGATGAGAAAGAGATACTTCTATACCTTGCTCATGTCCTCGATCACCTGCTGCTCTACGTAAGTGTGATACTAAAAACATACCGACACCAGTTTCTTCAACTAAAGAACGCAAACGATTCATAAGATTATCTATACCTCTACGTTCATCTGTTTCGGTAAGTTGATTAACTAACATATGTAAGTGATCTACTACAACCCATTGACATTCACAACCGACAATCATATATCGTAGTTTAGAAAATATCTCATCGATATCTGTAGCTCCAAGATGAGCATGAATAAATACTTTATCTTTCTGAATAACTCTATCAAATAATTCTGTGAGTTGCTCGTCTGTATACTTCTTACGTTTCTCTTCAAGATACAAACGATCATTAGCTTCAATAGAAACTAAACCATCAGCAGTCTTTAACCAATTTTCTTCAAGGGCTATGATACCTACATTGTCTGTAGTATGCTTGATTAAGTAGTGAGAAAGTTCTCGTGTGATGCTTGACTTACCAAGTCCTGTACCACCAGTCAATGTAACTAACTCTCCTTTACGCATACCATAAAGCTTTTTGTTTAATCCTTCCCAAGGATAAGCAATGCTTTCTTTCTGCTCTCGGTACAACCATTTGTCTTTGGCACTTGATAGTTCCATGATACCTGATGGTGTATATGTCTTAGCATCCCACCAAGCTTTCGTAAACTGTGCATACTGCCCTTGCTCAAGCATAGCATTAGCATCTTTAAATCCTTCAGGCAAAGTAACAATCTTAGTCTTTCCCGGTTTTATAATACGGGCAACCTTACGTGCTGCTTCTCTACCATGTTTGTCATTATCAAAACAAAGGATAACATTATCAAACGATTCAACAAACTCTATGCTGTCTCTTATATCTCGTACTGCACCTTGAGCACCACGCTTTATAGAAACTGATGCCCACTTCTTATCAAATATTTCATACACAGCCATTGCATCACACTCACCTTCTGTAATCGTGAGGTACTTACCTCCTTTACCAAAGAGTTGTTCTCCAAATAAACCTGTGCCTTCATACCCACCTTCAACTGTAAAACCTTTTGTGCTTACAGTACGTGTCTTAGTAGAAACAATCTCATTACTATTATAGTAAGGATAGATATGCTTAGCTACTTTACCTTCGTTGTCATAAACTACACGCACAGCATATTTCTTTGCGACATTCTCACTAATCTTACGATCAGTTAAGTCACCAAAGACTCCTGTGTATGAATTTAAAAATGTACTAGGTTCTTTATGTGTAGCCATGTCTACAATATTTCCATCAACTTCTTGTTGATAGTCTTTAAAATAGTGGGTACAACTAAAGCAATAACCTGAGCCATCTGTATTTGTAGATACTGGGTCACTACCTCCACACTTAGGGCAGGGTAGTTTGTGTTTTTCCCAATTGCTTTTCTCCATTTAATCTCCTCATAAAAAAATGAGGGCAAGCCATGAGAACCTGCCCTCGAGTTATCAACACTATTACTTAGTGTCTTCTTCATCAGTATTGTCTTCTTCAACAACCTCTGCTTCCGTAGCTAGTTCTTCGACCATAGCTTCTTCGGTTAGGTTACTTGTGACTACATTACTGAATACTTGTCCAGACGAATCTAATACTTGTCTTAATCTTCCGATAAAGGCAATCATATCTACAGCCTGCTGTGCTTCAGGTGATAACAACCCTGTGTCATAAACCTTAGAAGAACCATCTTCTTGGTTTATTGTGATTGGTGCACCTTGTAGTTGTGGAGTATCTACCATTAGAATTCCTCCCCATCCAACAGTTCTGCACCATCTTCTGATCTGTACTCTACAAGATCAAGTACTTGGATAGCTTGTAAATCTAAACCTGAATAAGGTCCATACTTATTTTCTCCTTCGTACTCATTGTATTGTACTCTTACTTTAGAACCATTACCAACTGAATAATTAACTTCATTCTTCTCAGCATCTAACAATCTAGGTGCTGTGCGAACCATTCCATTAGGTCCGTTAACTTTTCTTTTGATAACAATAGATGGACCTTCATCCATCTGTTTGATCTTGTGTCCTCGTGACGCAAAATCATTTGCGGTATCATCATCAACCACTAGGTTGACTGTGTACACCGGCTCAAATTTGGTATTAGGTGTTTTAATACTTGCCCAATACGCAGTTCCATTTACTACTGCCATATCTTTTCTCCTTTATTATTTAACAGTATTATAAAAACCATAGCTAACTTTTTCAAGTTGGGGCTATGAGTCAGTTGCCCCATCACCTCAGATAACTGAATTAAGTAGCTCCTTGAGGAGGATGGAGTTTAGAGGGCTAATGCTACTTAATGACTCAAGGAAAGCCTTTAATATCAAGGTCATGTCTTTGAGTAAGTGCATTATAACACCTCTACAAATCATATGCAAGCATTTTTTGTAAAAAGTTTTGCATACCTGATTGTTCTTTTTGATCTACATACAAGTGATAACTGTCAGACTTAGGCATGTATATAACAGCATAACTATCTTTGTTCTCATACATTTCTTTTCCATTATCTGTACAAAACACATCCCATTGCCTGAACTCATCTCTTGTTAATCTATAAAATTCTTGTTGCATTTAATTCTCCAATACTTTAATTGATAGCTTACAATTTTTTACATCACCTTTAATTGTAAACGAGTTAATATATTTTATCATAGCTGTTTTTAATTTGCTAGGTAATTTCTTGTCAAACCTTACATTACTTACAGTATCATTAAAGATATCATACGTAACCAAAAACTTATAGTCTCTACGTAACGGAACATCTTCAATAAATTTACCTAGTCTATTGTTTGTTTGAGGACACGAAACAACAGGACGAGGAAGATTAGGTACATGTAATTGTGTTTCAGGATTGTATGTTCTTTCTAATACATCGTCTTTAATTACAGGTTCAGGTTCAGTTGTAATTTTAACAACAGGAACTTCCGGTTTCTCAATGTATACTGGTGCATGTTCATGCTTTTCTAATGATGTAGCTACATCTTTAATATTGTCCATCATAATATACTGCATCTTCTCAAAGTCTAATGCTGTGTCTACCATATAGTCTTCAATGTTTGTAATAGTTGTTTGATTAGAACTAATTCTTTCATCTAACAAAAGCAAAGCAGTATCTAATCTGTCTTGTTCTTGTACTCTGATAAAGATATTTGTTCCAATCACCAGTGTTAGTAGTGCTATTAGTGTTGTTACAATTTTCATTGTCTTCTCCTTATTAATTTAAAACCTTTTAACCATTTACGTTTCTTGTAAATTTCTTTTGTGC